CCTGCTCAAGCTGGGCGGCAATCTCCTTGTAGAGCCAGTCGTCGAAGCCCTCCATCACGATGTCAATCATGTCGGAGAACTGCCAGCGGCCGTCGAGGACCTCCTCGAAGGCAATCTTGGCGGCGGCGCCGATGGCACCGGTCTTGACCTCAAGCTCCTGGCCGTCGAGGATGAAGGTCTCGTAACGACCGGCGAGGCCGACGCGGGTCACGAACGTCTTGGCGCGCTCGCGGGCGGCGTTCGAGATGCGCTGGCGGAAGATGACGCGGTCGCCCTGGGGCACCGAGCGGACCTCGGCGAACTGCTCGTAGGCGGCCAGGACGCGGGCGGGAAGCACCTCGTCGATGGACTCCTCGATGAGGCGGAACACGGTGTTCTGGTTCTCGCGCATGGAGCGGTAGTCGCCGCACAGCGAGTTAAGCTCGTTGCGCAGGGTCTCGTTGACCTGGGCGAGGGAGTAGTTCTCGGTGTCGCTCACGGAGTAGGCGACGGGCGCGCCCTTGGGAGCGTTGAGTGCGGCGCTGGCGAGCTGTCGAAGCTCAGAGTACTTGAGTGACATGTGGGCACGCTCCTTTCTAGGCGATGGCCTGAATCTTGACTGCGGGCTGGCCGTCGGGGAGCGTGTACTCCTTGACGACCTTGAAGGCGTGCTCACCGGTCGCGGCGTCGCCTGCGGCGAGCCAGCCGTCGTCGCCCACCTTGAGCTTGTCGCCGACGGTGTAGTCGCCTGGCTTCAGCGCGTTGGTGGTGAACAGGTCGCCCGCGTGGATGCCGATGACGCGGGGGTACATCTTGCCGTCGAAGTAGTCTTCGGCCTTCATGGCGAAGTCGCGGTGCATCTGGTGGCGCTCGTCGTAGAGCTTCTCCTCGTTGTACACCATGAACCACTCGCCGTCGCCGGTGAAGTTAACCTCACCGTTGGCGTAGTCGTACTTGACGAACTGGCCGTTCTCAAGCACCTCGATGGCCTCGGCGGCGGGGAGCTGCGCGTAGACGCGGCCCTCGCGCTTGGCGCTGAGGATGTTCTCCTCGACAACCGCATAGCCGATGCGGTCGATGGTAACAGACATCTAACAACCTCCTATTTAAGGTATCGTGTTCTATCGCTTGCTGGTCGCGCGAAGGGCGCTCACAAGCCCGGAGACGTGGGTCCCCTCGTCTACCGAGAACGTGACGGCCGGTTTTGTCCCGTCGTCGCGGACGGTTTCCCCAAGAGAGAAGTCAACGTTCTTCTCGACATACAGGAGAGCAAGCTTGGCCTCGATTTCGGGCAGGGTGTACTTCTCCTTGTTCGCCACGACGTCGGCCTTGTCGGCGTCGTCGAGCATGAAGTACTTCGCGATTACCGCGTCCTTCTCCCTGTTCTCGGCGGCGAGCTTGAAGCTTCGAAGCTCAGAAAGCTCGGCCTGGGCGGCAGCGAGGCTCTCGTTGAGCCGCGATATCGTCTCGTTGGCCTGGACCAGGGCGTAGTCCTCGGCGGGGTCGTCCCCCTCCTCGTCGCCCTCGCCCTCTTCGGAAACGTCCTCGGAAGACGCGTCCTCGGAAGACACGTCCTCGGAGGCGGCCTCTTCTGAGGCGTCGGCCTCAGGCTCGGCTTCAGGCTCGGACGCAAGCTCCTCGACGGGCTCGGCGGAAGGCTCCTCCACAGGCTCCTCGGAGACAGGCTCCTCGGCAGCTGCGGCGGCAGGCTCCCCGGCCTTGCCCTCCTCGCCATCGGCGGGAGCGGCAGGCTCCTCGTCCTCGTCGACGCCCTTCTTGATGTTGTCGGTCATTTTCAACCCTCCTTCTGCTGCTAGAACGCCTTTAAGGTCTTCCATCATGGAGAACAGGGTCCTGTTGAACCCCTCTCCAAGAGAGAAGTCTTTGGATGCCGTGACGGAGCTGCCCTCGAAGCAGGGTTCCACCCCGTCGCCCAAAACGCACAGCTTCGAGAAAGTGGCATCGTTAATAATGAAAAAATCAACGCCCAAATTCGAGTCATATGACCAGTGGCCGCTCAAGGTTTCGCCGTCAAGCTCCATGGAGTGCGGCTGGCCCTCGTCTATCACCTTCTGGATTTCCGGGTACTGCCCGGTCCACAGGTAGCCGTCGGTCATCATGTAGGTGCGCTCGACGGAGTTGCCGAACTCGTCGGTGTCCTCGAAGTTCTGGAACCACACGTCGGCGTCCGGGGCCACGAAGCCGTAGGGCACGGTCTTGCACGAGAAGGTTACCTCGCCGTTCTCGACGTGCATCACCTCGCCGTGGTCGCCGAAGTCGCCCTTGTCCTCGTACCACGCGGCGACAATCGGCGTGCCGCGCAGGGTCTTGGCCATCTTGAGCGCGGTGTCGCGGTCTATGTAGGAGCCGTTGCGGTTGTGGCCCAGGTAGAAAACCTTGACGTCGCACTTGGACATCAGCGGGTTCACGTCCACCGGCTCCAGGTTTACGAACTGCGGCCCGTCGATGGTCTCGACGGACCTGTTTTTGAGCGCCATTCGGCCTCCTTATTCGCTTTCGATGTTCGCAACCGTCTTGGACGACTTGTCCTCGTCGTCAAGCTCGGGCCTGCCGCCGGAAGACGCGCCGTCCGAGGAAATCGTCGACGACATCTGCGGCGGGACGAACAGCGAGTTCAGGTCAAGCCAGTCGTTCTCGAAGGCGGCGGTTGCGATTACCTCCGTCTGCGTGCGCCCGAGCGCGACCTGCGGCAGGAGCTTCGAGAAGCCGAGGCTCGTCTGCTCCTTGTAGGTCTGGGCCAGGTCCGCGTAGTTGTAGACGGTCGTCGGGAGTATCGAAGCCTTCATCCGCACGCCCCTCACCTTGTTGTCGTAGGGGGCCAGAAGGCGGTTAAGGAAGGCCTCGAACTGGAGCACGAGGTCGTACATCGTGGACTCGTCGTTCTTTATCGACTTTTCGAGCGCGACGCTTGAGTCGGTGTTGAACTGCGCCTGCGACACGCCCGCGTTGTTGTAGACTGTGCGCTCGACGCGCTCCAGCTGGTCCACGGAAGACGCGTTGCCGTTGTCGGAGAGGTCGGCCACCTCGGTGTCTGCGAACGTGGTGAGCACGTCCACGCCTATCGCGTCGGCGAGCATCTGGACGGCGTTGTTGTGCATGGCCTGGGACTCCGAGATGTCGAACACCAGGTCGTAGTTCTTGTCCAGCGGCATCTTCTGGATTACAATCTTGAGAATCTGCTGGGCCATCTTCTTCTTGTCGAGGTCCTGCGCGTCCTCAAGGTCGAGTATCGCGGGGATTACCGAGATGAACAGCGGCATGTCGGTGCCGGAGAGGTTGAACTTCACCGTCTTCTCGTGGTCCAGGAGCACCCATCCGAGGGTGTCGCCGGAGTAGTCCTTCTCAAGCGTGCCCTCCTTGTACTTGACGTACGCGCTCCTCACCTCGGGCGGGAACATGCCGACGACGCGCATCCTGTACGCGCCGTCCTTTATCTGGTCGTCGAAGTACTTCACGTTGAACTCGACCGCGGGCTGCCCGTTCAGCGAGTAGCGGCTTCGGCAGTAGTCCACGGGAAGCTCCTGCATCGACACGGTGTCGGTTCCGTCGAGCATGTACCCGTACCAGCAGCCGTTCTTGACAACCTTCAGGGCGACGTCTCCGAACGTCTTCTTGACGCGGCACCTCTCAAGGAACTCGCACGCGTCGTACCACACCGCCGTCGCCCGGTCCCTGTTGACGGACTTGCCCGGGCGGGCTATCGGCGTCACAACCCAGTCGTACCGGTAGAAGTACGCCATGTAGCGGCAAAGCCTTGAGTAGATGCCGCTCTTCTCGAAGAAGTGGTGCGACATGGCCCGCAGCGTCTTCAGGTCGTGGGTCTCTATGGCGCGGAACACGTCGGCCTGCCGGAACGGCCTGTGCGCGCGCGTCGAGTCGTCTATGACGGAGGCGACGTCGTTTCGGAGCTTCTTCGCGCCGACCCGAATCTGGTTGAAGTCGGTCGGCGCCCTCTTGCCGGTCTCGGCGTCGACGACGACGCCTGCGGACGCCCGGCGGTCTGTCCCGCGCCTTCGGTTCGCCATCTCTGCCTCCCTATCCGTATATCTTCTCTTCGAGGTAGTCGGCGTCTATGAGCCGCTCCTCGTAATAGGGTATGCACGCCAGGCGTATGCCGTTGCGCGCGCAGTACTCCCTCTTCTTCTGGTCGTTGTGCCTCTGGTGGCGCAGGTGCTCCACCCCGCCGAACTTGGCGACTGGCGTGTAGTGCTGCTCTCCCTGATACTCCAGAAGGCAGAGAAGCTCGCCCGCGTCGGAGAAGACGGCGAAGTCGAAGCGCAGCGCAAGCCCGCTGGACGCGACGAGGTCCGGGAACTCGTACTCCTCCTCGAAGCGCAGGCCCATCTCGGTCAGGACCTCGTGTATCCTGACCTCTCCGCGGCTGTCGAGCAAATCTGCCCCCTCTCGGCACAAAACGACGCTTACACTATTTATGTCAAAAAACTGGGGCGTTTTTAGACCTTTTTGCCCAAAAACGCCCCAAAAGAGGTAAAAATGCGGTGTTTTGTCCCAAGAGAAGGACTAAAGCTTCCTCTCCTGGGCTGGCGTGAACATGAGCAGCTTCGAGACGTCGACCTTCCGCTCCTTGCGCTCCTCCTCCTTCTTGCAGTAGTAGAGCGCGTAGACGAGGGCCGACACCTTGTCCTTGGGCACCTTCACGTTGGACTGCTTGAGCACGATGTGCGCGCCCTCGCTCTTCATCGTGAGGTTGAGCAGCTGCTCGCGCAGAATCGAGGTCTGCGTGTACGGCCGCAGGAACTCGTCTCGGTCGATTGAGTCGCGGCGCTTTCTCGGAAGCTTCTCGTACGCCTCCTTCGCCTCGGACTCGTGGACGAGGAAGCGGACGTTGCCCAGGAGCATCTGCGACTGGGTGTAGACGTACACCTCGCTGTTTATCGCCGCCGTGGCGTGCATGACGAACATCGCGTCCTGTATCGTGTACGGCGTCTTGAAGCGGGCATAGTCGCCGTCGCGGTCGTTCACCACACCGAACCCGTAAAGGTCCTCCCCCGTGTCGGGGTCGGTGCAGTCCAGCACAAGCTCGTCCACGAGGCCTATGCCGGGTCCGTTGCCATCGAGCACGCAGCACCGACACTTGTAGTCCCGGAACAGCCTCTTGATGCGTATGGCCTGCATCTTGAAGTGTTCCTCGTCGAAGGTGTAGATGTTCACGACCTCCTTGCGCACCACGTCCATGCCGTTGATGCGCAGCTTCCTCACCTTCAGGATGGCGGCCTCGGTCGAGCACCCCTTGCGGCCCACGTCGACGCCCATGACGTAGAAGTCGTCGTGCGCGCACTTGTCGGAGTACGAGTCCTCCGCCTTCCTGACCGTTCGGCACTTGTCGAACTTCGTTCCGCTGAAGAACGAGCCCTCCAGCTCTCCGGCCCACTTTGAACCCAACTGTGTTTCCGCACGGGCGCTAACCGTGCGGCATGGGGCTTGCGGTTTCCCGCAAGGTCAGACTATATCATCATTGTACTTCCAAACAAATCCGTTGTGACGTTTAAGCTGTCCTCTACAACATTCTCCGATGTGTCGATAATTTGACCCAGTTTTTCTTGCTGCCTCTTGAGACGACTTGTATTTTGCAACAAGCTCTCCGTCTTCGTTATACTGCATGACTTGTCTTGCAGTACCTGGGGTCTTTTTTATTGGCAAAATACAGATGTCTTTTTTATATGACCAATAGTGCCCGCGTACCACGTTTGTTGAAATAGCATTTAACTCTCGTATAAGATGACTCTCTGAAACACCGAAAGATGACGCTGCTTGTTTTACGCTCGAAAAACAAGCAACCACGTTTCCGTTTTTGTCAAAGCAATAAACTGGCTTTGTTTTTATCAAGCCGTTTAAAACAGCATGTCCCACATTTTGCTTTGGGGTCACCCATTCGAGATTTTCAACTCGATTGTCCGTTTTTATTCCATTCTTGTGGTTGACATAGCACTGTTCGTTATCGTACTTTTCTACATACGCGGACGCGACAAGTCTATGGGCATATAATCGCCTTTTCGTTCCGTTCGGCATACACACATTGTATGCAAGGTATCCCGAATTTGAAAGCTGCCCTTTTAACTGTTTCATCGACTTTTTGTTGTAGCATTTCCCGTCTTTGGATATAAGATAGTTTAGCGGTTGACCGTCTATAAAAACCTGTTTCACGCAACCGTCCAATCCGCCATGTTTGAAAATACAAAGCCCCGCGCTTCGGGCCGCTCGGCCCTACGGTTTGAAACCTAGTCGTTGAACCTTCGCCGTCCGTATCCGGTTACGGCGCTTGGCTGCCGGTTGCCCAATCCGCGCGGTTCTTGAAGCCTTCGCGCC